GGTTGAAATGCGTAAGTAATTTAAAAACAATGTGTATAATATTATTATTATGAGTTCACGATCACTTGCCGCTGCTAGATCTAGAAGAGCAGGAGATAATATTCCTCCTCCGGTATCAGGAAATAGACCAGTAACTTCTATTGGTTCTCAAGCTGCTTTTGTACAACAAACACCTCAACCAAATTATCAACAAAATATACAACAACAACCTCCATCCAATGTAAGAATTGCGGGAGGAAGACAACCGCCTCAACAACAACAGCAACAATATCAGCAACAGCAACAATATCAGCAACAACAACAATATCAACAGCAACAACAATATCAACAGCAACAACAACCACAGCAATCAAAACAAAATACATTACCATTTAATAAGCTTAGTATTTCTGATGCTATTGGTTTAATAACTTTACGTTTAGGCCGTGTTGAGCAATGGATTATTGAAGCAGATAATGAAGAAGAACAACATGAACCAAATACATCTTCTAGAAATTCAACATCTGTTGATACAACTGTTTTAACAAGCATTTTTAATAGATTAGACTCCATAGAAAACGTTAATTATAAAGTAACCAGTTCTGAAGAAGTAACTAAATTATCCGAAGACGTTAGCAAACTTACTGAACAACTTACTAGAATAGGAGATGAAGGTGTTAAGCATAGTTTAGCAATTGCCAAACATACTGAACAATTATTCAAGTTTGAGAGAGAACTTGTAGAAACAAAGGATATACTTAAAACATTTATGATTAAGTATGATATGTTCACAAATGAAACAAATGAAAAATTCAGTGATTTTGAAACAGCTTTGACTGAATTAGAACAAAATGTTTTACCTCCAGAAGGAGAAGGAGAAGGAGAAGGATCCGGAGAAGTAGAAGGGACAGAAATAAATTTGCATGATATAGATCTTAATAATACAAACGATACAACTGATATTAATGATACTGATATAAATAATATTATTATGAGTGTGGATTTGAAAAATATTATTAAACAAGAATTGGCTGCTAGTACTTAAATTGTTCTTTTTATTATATTATCTCTAATATAAAACTAGTAAAATGTATTAAATATAAAACTTTATTACATTTTATATAAACTTCATGAAAATCACTATAACCGATAAAAAGAAAAAAGAAAATTTTATTTCATTATTTAGTGTACTAAAAAACTGTTCATCGCTAATTAATGTAACCGTTGAGCCAGAATTATTGCATATTCAAGGAATGGATAAATCTCATATATGCTTATTTGATCTTAAAATTAATAAAAATTGGTTTTCTACGTATGAACTTACAAAAACAGTTAAAATATGCTTTGATTCGGTATTTTTCTATTCTATTATTAGCACCAAAAGTGATAATCAAGATTTAACTATTTATCTTAGTGATAATAATCAAGATATTTTGCATATTATTTTTGATTCCAAAGAAAAGGAAGGAGAAAAGAACGGAGTGAAAAAGGAAGAAAAGGAAAAAGAGACAAAAAAAGGAGAATATAAAAAAACATTCAAAATGAACCTTGTTGAATATGAGTATGAAGAAATGAATATACCTACAGTTGATTATGACGCTGAATTTTCACTTTCATCCAAGTTAATTTCTGATATTTTCTCTCAATTAAACAACTTTGGTAATGATATTGTAATAAAATGTTCCGAAGAAAATATTAGTTTAACTACTATTGGCGCAACTGGAGAGATGAAAGTGGAAGTCCCAGTGGATGATTTAAATGACTATAGTATTATTGAAGATGAAGAAGTTGTATTGACATATAGTCTACTTTATATTAATAAAATGTGTATAACAAATAAGTTATCTACTGATGTAGAATTTTCGTTAAGTAACGAATGTCCTATGAAGATTCGTTATAATTTAGGAGATGATAGCTTGTTGGTATTTTTTATTGCACCGAAAATGAACGACGAATAACCGGTTGAAAGAAATAAAGAAAAGAATGAAAATATATAAATATTTTAGTTATATATATATAATATGTCTCACAGTTTTGTTCCTCCGTAACCAGAAAAATTAGACCCTTTGCAACAAATTAAACAGTTTATTTATCCATTTGGTATGTTTTGAAAAAGACGCATTGGAAGAAAATGTCCCAAATAAAAGAACCATCATTACAGAAAACCATAAAATATTTTATAAAGGTGAGATGAGAAGAGCGAAAACATTTTTAAATGATTTTGAAAAAGTGAAAATGTACAATACACTGGAGAAGTGTTGTATAATGTTTTGTTGGAAGAGCATGATAAAATGATAGTAAATAATCTAATATGCGAAACATTACAACCAGAAAATGCTATTGCAAAAATGTATAAATTCTTAACAAAATTAAATATAGAATAACAAAATGATTTTATTCGTAAATATAATAAACGTATAATAGAAAAGAATATTTATAATAAAAGTAACAAATGAAACAAATAATAATACAAAAACAAACAATATATAAATATAAATAGTATATATTTATATACACAATAGATATGGATGTGCAAAAATTATTAAAAGCATTAGAAGATGAAACAAACGAAACCCTTTTAAACTTTACTACAGATAAAATTAAAGAAATGAATTTAAATATTTTAAAAGAGTTACATCTCTCTAAGCAAGATACTTTAGACATATTACAAAAACTTCGTGACTACAAATATGTAGATGAAATGAATGAACTAAAATATGGCGCGTATATTCGTTGGATTCCTATTGAAGATCCGACAAATATAATGCTAACAAAAGGAGCTCTATTTTGTGAAATGAAAATTACAGATGATGGCGTGTTTTGTGTATGTAAAAATTATGGTTTTAAATCGCGACATTTTCAAATATCAATAGATAAAAATTTAATATTTCAAAAACTAACAGATCAAGAATTAGTATTATTATCCGCATTAGATCATTTATCAAAGTAATACCGAATTACATTATTTATTTAGATGTTCTATTCAATTATCATTTTAGTCTATTTTTTCTAGATTTACACTTACAATCAGAAAATAATCCAGGAATAAATTTTCCCATTTTAATTAGATGAATATGGTCATCGTGAATATGTTTCTTGATAGTTCCAATGTTTTTACCCTTTCTGTATTTTGTTACGCTTTTGTAACCCTTTCCGTTCTTAATAGAAACCTTACGCACTATTTTGCCTCCCATTTGGCTTTTAATTTCCGTATTTTGATAATTAAACTTACTTGTATCCATATAAAATAACACAATATTATTAATTAATAAAATTAATAATTTTAAAAATTGGTAAATTATATAATGAATATAAATTTCTTGGTCCATTTATTTCATATCATTATAGTTGGTGGTTTATTTCTTTATGTTGGAATAAACAGAGAGAAAATACCCAAACTATTATTTTATGTAATGTTAGGTTTAGGCATATTAATAATATTTTATCATATTTACAAGGCACAAAAATACTTAAAAGAAGGCAAGGGAATATGGGTTAATTTAATACATATTTTTATAGTAGGACCCACATTAATTTACATAGGTTATAATAGTGAAAAAACCCAAAGATTATATTTTGAGATTTTGTTGATGTTAGGGTTTGCTTCTATAGGATATCATGGTTATTATTTAGTGCAGTCTTTATAAACACACTGTTTCATTCATCATATTGTTTTTATTCAACATACTGTTTTAACCAATTTTTTATCTAAAACAGCCTTGACACTTTCTAATGCACCCTCAACCCAACCCTGATGTCTACTTACTACTTCACCAACCACAAGCATACCCTTTTCAGGATGTTGAGCCGCATATATGAAATCGTCTCTATTATGGAATTCTTCTCTCTTTAATGGTTCATAATAATGAGTTCCAATTGGCCAATAATAATCTTTAATATCTGTGATTTGAAGTGACCCATCAGGTATTCCAAGTGATTTTTCAAGCAATCCGCAATACAAATCACGATTTCTAGAAGTATTTTTTAAATACCGGTGTAAAAGCATTGCACTATTATTATCACTATATGCAATCATATAAACGCCTTTATCAGGATCCATAGGAATTATTTTTTGAAGAGGACCAGGAACAATTGTATAGGTTGTAACATATTTTTTCATAATTTCGGTAGACTCCTTATTGAATTTTGCGTATAATCTTAAAAATGGTTGTCCGTGAATTTGTTGGTATATACTATTTTTATTTGATGCTCCAGGAACAAGACTTTTTATTCCTGAAATAGTTGTGGCAATAATTACTTTATTAGAATGGTACATTTTATTATCTTCACATTTAATTTCAAATAAGCACGGCGACTCCTTAATCTTTTTTACAGATATAACATTGGTAGAAAATTTAAAATGGTCACTTCCGATTTTATGATATAAAGTATCTACCATTTTTTTCCAAGGGATATGCAAACCAACCCAACCTTCTTTATTATCATCCATACCATAATTATACAATGTTTCGTAGACATCTTCATTTTCATAATCCGTATATCCAACGCTCATTATAAATTTTTTATACAATTCTTCTCCTAGGGTTTTAATAAAAAATTGTTTGAATGTTTTATCATGTAATTCTGGGTGCTTGCGATACAAATTTTTAAGCTTGTTTATTATTTCAATAATATCTAAATGATTAAATAAAGGCGAGTAATTAATAGAGGATTTATATTCGGAATAATGGATATCTAATTCTTTCATTAATTTAATTAAAAGTTTATCTTTATTTTTTCTTCCTACTCCGGCTCCCGTTACAATTGTTGTTCCATGAAAAGTTTCATTACTAGTTCTTCCACCTATCCATTGTTTTTTATATTTTTCTAATACTAAAAAAGATGTATTTGGACAATTTTTTTGTATATTTAAAGCGCTATATAATCCAGAAATTCCACTGCCAATAATAATGATGTCATACGGTTTTATTTTAATGCTCATATAATAGATTAAGATAAACAAATTTTCTTTTTATTTTCTATTTATTTTCTATTTTTAATAGTAATAGTCTTTTTATTTTTTTTTAATTTAATTGTAGATTTACCTTTACACTTAAATTTACCACGAGTAATTCCTTTAGAATTTAATATAGTTTTAGTGCAAATGCCAATAGCTCGTGCTTCATTCGTTTTATCCACTTTTTTTATACATCTACATAGTTTACTAGCCAAAATGTGTTCAGCATTAAGTTTAGTTAAACGAGCGGAATGAGGAATAGGTTCATTATAGTATTCTAAAATTTGTTTATAATCATTGTTATTTAATTGAGGTTGGGACATATTTAGTATATATAAAACAAATATATTATAAATAAATAAATAAATAAATAAATAAATAAATAAATAATAGAAACACTGAAAAATATAATACTTAAGTTTTTGTTAAAATCAAAAAACTCAATATATATAAGTAATGAAAATAGTAGTATTTGATTTAGACGAAACATTAGGATATTTTACAGAATATGGTATACTCTGGGATAGTTTGGCAAATTATCTAAAACGTGAAAATAAAAATTATTCATTAACACAGAGTGATTTCAATGATATTTTAGATTTATTTCCGGAATTTTTGCGCCCAAATATAATAAATATCCTAACCTACTTAAAGGGAAAGAAAGAAACCATGTGTTGTCATAAAATGATGATATACACAAATAACAATGGATCTAGAGAGTGGGCAAACCATATTATCCATTATTTTGAAAAAAAAATAAACTATAAGTTAATAGATCAAGTTATAGCGGCGTTTAAAATAAATGGTAAAACAGTTGAAATATGTAGAACAACACATAGTAAGACACATAGCGACTTTATCCAATGCACAAAAGTACCTGAAAGTGCGGAAATATGTTTTTTAGATGATACGTTTTATCCAGATATGGCAAACGGTAACGTATATTATATAAATATAAAACCGTATTATTATGATTTGAAATTTGATTATATGATAGAAAAATTTAAAGAAAGCGAAGTAGGGAAAAAATTAATAAAGGATGATTCAGATTTTGAAACAAAAATAATGGAACAAATAAAACATTATAAATATAAATGTATTGATAAAGATTTAAAAGAATATGAAGTAGATAAAATTTTAGGAAAACACATTATTACACATTTACAAGAATTTTTTAAACCAAAAAGGAATAAAACTGTTAGAAAAAAAACAAAATCTAATATAAAAAATAATAAAACAAAACGAAATAACTAGTTTGATTGTTCTCTTATAAAGTGGTCAATGCTATCCCTGACAATATTTACAAAGTGATTTTCATTAAATTTTGTTTTAATGCTAACTATATATTCGTTTAATATAGTTGTTGTTAAAATAAAAACTCCAGCATTAAACGCTATTTTACGATCAAGATTTGTAAAAACATCTATTTTGTGTAATGGATTAAACCGCCATATTAAAAATAAACATATATATATTCTAAAATAATAATTTATATCATTTAAGTAAGAAGGCGCGTTGTTAAATATCCCTAAAAATGTTGCAAAAATTAATATATATATAATAACTATAATACCATCAAAAATTTTTTCTTGATATTCGTTTAATTTTTTAACAAATACCATTTTATATATAAAAATAATATTTTATTTTATATATAATAATTATAAATTATTAACGCATTTTATCAGTTGGTAGAAGAATATAACTCTAATGTTCTTGCACTAGGGTCTGTAGCGTTTGTATATTTTGGCATCCAAAAATAAGGTAAAATATGCGCGCAGTTTGGATATGCTTCATCAAAAATTTTTTTATAGTAGTTTTTTTCTGTTTCTATATTAGGTTCAAATGTATAACCTATTTCAAACTTCATACAAAATGCGATTTTTTCTTGTAAAATTTGATATAATGAACGCCCTTGACAACTAACTCCATCACTAAACGCTTCTTTTTTTCTCCATAAAATTTCATCTGGTAAAAGTTGATTTCCATCACAGTTAACAAAACATGAAAAATGAAAACTATTTCTTAATATTTGTTTTTCAATTAAACCCCTACAATTTTTATGATTTCTAAAATAAGGAGGAATTGAAAGAATAAAATTAACAAAACTTTTATCCAAAAATGGAGTTCTTGGTTCCAAACCATGTGAAGAAATTGATTTATCTGAGCGCAATACATCGAATAAATGAATATCTTTTAATAATCTTCTTGTTTCTTTATCAAACTCAATATCATCAGGGCATTTATTCATATATAAATAGCCTCCAAGCAATTCATCCGAACCATCACCATTAAAAATAACTTTGGCTTCTGAATGAGTAGAAATATATTTGCCAAGTAAATAGTTACCTATACTAGCACGTACGGTTGTTGTATCGTAACTTTCAATTGCACGAATAACTTCAGGAATTGATTCAAACATTTCTTTTTCAGTAACAATAATTTCAGTATGATTTGTTCCAAGATAATCAGCAACGATTTTAGCATATTTTAGGTCTTCTGACCCCTGAAGACCAATGCTATATGTTTCTAATTTGTTTGGTAAATTATGTGAAATATAATGATTATTAACAAGTGCTGCAATTAAACTACTATCAAGACCTCCAGATAGAAGACAAGCTATGGGTCTTTCAGTTGTTAAACATCTTTTATTAACAGCAGCATTTAAATAAGAAGCAATTCTTGGATATAAATTTTCAAGAAATATTTGTTCAGTTGTATTATTAATAATCCAACTATGTGAAAATCCAGGAACAAAATAAGGTACATTTTCTTTTTCCAGTTCCCACATAGAATTCACTTTTGAAGTCAAATTAAATACACTATATGTTCCAGGCGCAAATTGTGAAATTGAATAATAATAATTATTGGGTTCATTATTAACAACATTATAAAATTTTTCAAGACATTTTAGTTCTGATGCAAATCCTATTAAATTATGTGAATAGTAAATATTTTTAGCCTTCATACTTTTTAAATAATATAAAGGTCTTACGCCAAAAGGGTCACGCGCTACATAAACCTTATTATTTAGGTCGTGCGTTATACGATTGTCATATAAAACAAATGAGAATACACCATCTAACATAGTTAGTGTTTGCTCAATACCATATTTAAGATACAAATGAATAATAACTTCGCAATCAGAATCAGTTTTAGGTACAACACACATGTATTCATATAATTGTTTGTAATTGTAAATTTCTCCATTACATATTAAAACAATATTATCAAAAACTAATGGTTGATTAGATTCTTCATTCAAACCATTAATTGCTAATCTATGAAAACCTAGCGTCATTTTCATATAACTTGTATCTAATTTAGAAAATTCAGGACCTCGGTTTACACCTTTCATAAATTCTTTTTGAATAACATCAATAGAATTTCCTGAACTATTTAAAAGAGCAAAAATGCCACACATTTGTTATATAAATTTCCCAATATATCTTTATATAATTTATATAATTTATATAATTTATACAATGCGAATAAAATAATATAACAAAAATAAAAGTATATATTTATATTATAAAATGAATAATCAAAATCCATCTGAATGTAACTCTAAAATGCAAGAACAATCAAATAGAAGAATTTATGATAGAAATATTCCGTCACAAATATTGCAACCTTATTTAGACGTTCGCCCTGTTATGACAAAATATTCTTATTTTCCTATTGTTGATCCTAGAAAGCGAGTAAGTGTTCCATTACAACAACAACCAACTTATAATGTTCATAATGTATTTAACCCAGGTAATACTACTTCCCCTTGGTCAGGCTTTGCATCTAACATAAATAAGGAATCTGAATTAAGAAACCAAATATACGCGTTACAAAAGTGTAGTCAATCTGTGTATGTTCCTAGTTCAAATAGTGACTTATATCAATACAAATTTCATTCACAAAAACAGTATAATCCGCACGATTTATTATTTGAACAACAAACATTTTTACCTTTCAATCCAAATCCAGAATCAAACTTAATAGGATCACATATGTTTTTAAATAATACAAGGGCTCAAGTGAGAGATATGACAAAACAAACGTGTTAAAAATTTCAGGTTAGAAAATTCAGGTTAGATTTATAATATTTATTTACAATTAAATATTATATGTCAGAAGCTTTTGTAAATCAAGTAACATTGGACTGTTTGTTGAATAAACAAATGTATAACAGCCAAATTAAGTCAAAAAGGTCCCAACAAATAAATAAGGAAGAGAGAAAATTTTATCGTAAGCGGTCATTTAATTTATTCAAAGAACTTATAAATGGGAATACCCCAGAAAATTTATCGCCAGATATAAAATATGCATACGATAATTTTATAAATACGACAATACAATACTTTAAGACGATTGACAATAATGATATAATACAATCAGAATATAAAGATGTAATATTTTCCCTAGATAATTCTAGCAATAGTTTTATAGATAGTTCTTCAAATTTAAAAACCGAAAATTTAAAAACCGAAAATTTAGACGCTGATTTATTGTTAACGCGTTCAATAAAATTAGAGGTACCTACTTTAGATAAATATGTTACAAGAACCCGAACTAAAAAAAAGGAGGAAATTATAATGCCAAAACAAAAAGAAATAAATTTACAAGACCCTCAACTAAAAAATAAAGGGATAAATTTGTAAAAAAGAATAATATCATTATTATTTATGAAGACCAGAAAACAAAAAATGAAAATGAAAAAAAGTAACACAACAACTTTTAAAAATAAAGGTAATAAAGAAAATAAAAGGAATAAAAAACGTCATGATGGTGGAAGTACTCATAATAAAACATTAAGGCAAAAAATGACAACACAAAAAAAAGTAAGTTTAAAAAAGGTAAATTGCAGTCCAAAACCAAAAGGTGAAATAAACCATTTTACATGCTATACAAATAAATCACTTTATAAATTGAGAGATTTATGGAATGCGAGGCATCCAGATGTAAAAATAAAATCAAATTCTCCAAAAGAAATCCATCATTTAATAAGCGAATATTTAAAGGGAGTTTGCAACAAAGAGTCATGTTGGATAAAACAAAAAGCAGAATTCGGGCCAATTGAGAGTGATATGGCAGATTCTTTTGCGCCCGAATCACCCCCCGAATGGAAGAAAAATCCAAATGAATGGTTATCAAGTATAGACATTATTAATGTTATGAAGCAATACGAAAAAGCGTATAAATGTTTTGATTTTATCGGTCCCTCACCAATTGATTTTGATACCAGAAAATTATATGGTGAATGTGTTTGGGATGAATTGTGTAATTTTAGCCTTAAAGAACAAATTAAAAACGGAAAAACAAAAATTGGAATTATATTTAATACGGATCCTCATAATAAACCTGGCCAACATTGGATTTCAATGTTTATTAATATTAAAAAGAAAAAAATATTCTTTTTTGATAGCACTGGAGATAAACCATCAAAAGAAATAAAGGTACTTATTAAACGCATTGAAGAACAAGGGTTAAATCTAAATCCAAAAATAAAGTTTATATCTGATAGTAATGAAGGAATTGAACATCAATATGGAAATACGGAATGTGGCATTTATTCTCTCTTTTTTATAGTTCATATGTTAGAAGATAAAATGACAGAACATTATTTAAAAACCCATATATTAAAGGATGAATATATGAATAAATTCAGACATATTTATTTCAATGATTCATTATAGACATTATTATAGTGTAGATTGTAATTTTGTAATTATTCTAATAACTTGAATTCTTTGGTGAAATGTCTGTGGCGAACTTACGCCTAAGTCTAGTAAGCGCATATTATGTAATTTTTGACATAAAAGTAAACACTCTTGCGAAGTTAGTTTAAACATCAAGTGAAGCATGATACAAACTATAATACCTGTTCTACCATGACCACCCCAACAATGCAAATATATCACTTCGCCTTCATATATTGCTTTCACCAATTTTTTGGCCAACCGAAGTGTTGTATCATCATCTGTAATATCACAATCTCTAATTTTTTCATGAACAAAGGATGCTTTTTCAATAGTTGTAGTCAGTTTTGGATAGTGCTCTTTAGTTTGAATCATTTTTTCTACGTCTTTAAAATATGGTCTTAATCCGTAATTGTTTCTCCATACTTCTTCATTTGTATCAGGGTCATATTCTTTTTGCAAACAAGCAAATGTAGTCACGCCAGAGTTTAATATTTGTGTTAATGAGTCTTCATTTTTATCATCTTCTAAAAATCCTGGAAATGCTCCAGCGATAAGTTTCCCTTTTACTACCCAATTACTTTCTGATGTAGGTCCATAATATTCACTTTCAACAAATGTGCCATGTATATCAATTGAACCAAATGAATATTTTATACTTTCAAATTCTCTATCAAAAGCTTCTTCTTTTTCTTCACTTTCTTTTTTTTCCAAATTCTCTTCAAAACAATTTTGAAACGGAGCACTAATTCCTCTCAACATTGGCTTTGAAAAATCTTCAAACTCACTCATTTTATGTTAGCAAAGTATTCGTATAATAGTGTTTTATATTATTTTCTTTTTTTCTTATTCAATTTTTTATATTAAAATTAACCAATACAAATAAAAACAATACAAATAAAACAATAAAAAATATAAATATATAAATATAGCTTTATGTATTTATAATTATGAGTAATTCTGATTTTTTAAAAAAAGGAAATATTTCTATGCTATGGGATGTTATAAGTGACGAGGAAATATTCAAATTTTTACCAAAGGAATCGCAAGAAATTGTTTCACAATTATTTATAAATAATATTAGTGGGTTTTTTGAAGTAGAGAGAAAGAAAACAACTAATCTAATAGAAATAAACAAAAAATATATTATACTGATATTAAATCACATTAAAACTAATTTTCCTAAGAAAACACATAATAAAATAAAAATACTTGATGATGCTCCTGTAAAAGAAGTAATAACTTACGAAGAAATTCATAATGAAAGAAAATCGCAATTTGAAAAGGATTTGGCAAAACGTCAAGAAGAATTTACAAATGCCGTTACATTAAAAGTTCCAGAAGTCCCTGAATTTGCCGATAAACATGTAGAAACTCCTATATCAGAAATGGATAAAATTATTAAAGAAATGACTGCTCAACGTAATTATGAAGTTGAACAAATAAATCGTATCTATCACACAGATATAAATAATAGTAGTAATTGGCTAACGCCGCAAGAAACATCCATAAAGGCGGAAAAGGGTTCGCTCCAAAATGACCAAGATAAAAATAGAGAAGAAAAGACGCAAAATCCAAACCAAAATCACAATTATAGTAAATCAAAATATCTTCAAACATTTAATGAAGTTCTTGATAGTCCATCAAAGAAAAATGTAAGTTGGGGTGAAAATAGAGAGATAGAAGATTCAAGTTTTGAAAATGTAATGGAGACAAATATTTTTCAGAAGTTAAAAAGGGTTGGCAAAGAACAAAAACCCGAAAACCACGAAAAACAAGAACAAAATAATATATCACTTACAATAGAAGAAAATACATATAACACCAGAATATATAATTTAGAAAATGAAATTAAATTACTTAATAATAAACTAGATACAATAATCCAATTATTAAACAATAAACAAACAAATTAAATAAATAAAAATAATAAAATAATAAAAACAGATAAATAAAAAATGAAATAGTTAAATATTAAAATAAATAAGTTAAAAAACACCTATCTAATTATTATAATAATGAATATTTTATCCGTTATCATAATATTACACGCGGTTTGTATCGCTTTTTCAATGGACATAAATTATAATAGATATAGATTGAAAAATTACACTCTAAGAATTTTGGTATTAAAAAAAAAGAATACACCAAAAATATTAAATGCTATCAAAAGATTTTATAATAAATGTTATGATAAAACAGTTGTTTCTATTGCGGAAGGTATGAATGATTATAATAATAATTTTACAGAAGAAGAAAAAATAATAATAGAAACAATACTTTCATTATGTTACTAATAATTTTAATACTCTTTCTCCGCGTTCATTTAATGCATATGTTCCAACTTTTAAAGGCTGGATATCAGGATCTTCTTGAGCCCTTTTATACGTAGTTAAATCATAAAGATCAAATGATGTATCACTAATTCTTCTAGCAGCATAGGCAACTCCGTCTATTGTAATATCTTTTGCAACCCATTCTAGAGCGATTTTGTTTGCTTTAACAGTAGTATCATTTTGTTGCTCAGCAAAATCAGGAACATACGCAAATTTATCATTGGTAGGATTCGTAAAATTAACGCATTTACCATTAGAATAAATATAACAATCAAATGCAGATTCCTTAACAGCATCGGTTAGTTGTGCAGTTAATTTTGCTTTGATTTCAGAAATTTCATAAAGATATTGATCACTCGTAATTGGAACTTTGGGAATGGCCTTACTTAAATCTTTTCTTTTTAATTCTATTGCTTCATCTGATTTTAATTGAGGTTCAGAAAAGATCATAAGATAAACAAAAACTTCTACCGTTTGCAGCGCTTTTGGTAAATCTTTATGACTACAAATACGTCTAGCGCGCCCGATAACCTGTTCTAAGCGCACCGGATGCCAATATGGTTCCATAATGTGAACAAAACGCGTGTTTCTTAAATTAATACCTTCAGAACCAGATGAAGTGATCATGAAGACCTTAATCACTTCACCCATATTATTATTATGATACTTTGATTTTAATACAGTGCCAATACTATCCGGAATATCATCCCATTCTCCGTTATAAATATGTCGTAACATTTCTTTTTCTTCTGCGGTTTCTGTTCCTGTATACAAAGCAAAAGTAGGTTTGCCTTCATCTACTTCGGAAATATTTATTTCCCATGTTCCGAGTGAATTTTTTTTAATTTTAAATCTAGTAAATCCATTTTTTTCAAGAACTAAACTAAAAATACCAACACCTTCGGCAGTTCTGAATTGACTATATACTAAATGTAAGCCTGCATTATCTGGGTCTTGAATATTTTCTAGCATATGCAAAAACTTGGGACTATATGTTTGAAGAGCTTCTGGAGTTAAAAAATCGTTAGAATGTTGTTGAATATCTTTAACAGCTCTATCAAGTCTCTCAACATAAGATTCGCCACCTATTATTTCAAGGATTTTATCACCTTCAAGTTCGCCTTCGTCTTCATTTTCTACATCTTGTTTATTTTCAAGCCTTTGTCCTTCTTTAATTAATTGTGCTAGATCGTTTGCTCCTTCTTTTTCTTCTTCCTTTCCTTCTTCCGCTTCTTGGTCTTCATTTCCTTCGTCTTTTTTTCCATCTTTCTTCTTCTTTCTTTTTTCTGGAATTGGTCTATCGGGAATAACATAGTTGCAAAACAAACGAGAGAAAATACGATAAGTGGATGATTTTTCTTCAAACAATTCAGCAACCTCTGTTTTTGGTTTTTTCTTTTCCAATTCTCTCTCTTGTTTGCGCGCTCCCTCATATATTCTGAACTGAGTATCACTCATTGGAATTCTAACTATGTGATAATCAACGCCAAGTTGCTTGTTATATCTTGGTAATAAACTTTCTTGGGCACTTCTAAAATAAGAAGACAAACCTAAAATACGTCTTTTTAAAGCATCTACATTTTTAAGACTTTTATCACTATCATTAATATATCGTGCTGAAAAGGTATTTAGATCGTCAGGTAAAGCCTTTCTGTTTATAACTTCAATGCCTTGTGGCACAACATCAATGTCATTTCTTCTTAAAATGCTTATTATTTTTCTCTCAAAATCTTCATCTGAAATAAATTCATTATCTATTGTAACTTCACCACTCTCGTCCTTTTTCACGTTTGAAACGCCTTTGTAGCCTTCATCCTTTTTAATTTTGTTCTTAAATCCGAAAGGATTTCTTGTAATAGTTAATATTTTACTAGACGGAGAATAGTCTAAGTAATCAAGGGTTTTCTCTCCAATTAACATAGCATGAAGCGATTCTCTATCAATTTTGTTTCTTGTGTTAACCACCAAGGGTATTTTCCATGTTTTAATATATCCTCTTAAAATATTAAACAAAATTGCAAATTCATTCGGGTAATTGATAACAGGTGTTCCAGATAATAATACAATACGAGAATTTTTAGCCCTTAATAACATATAATACAACTTAGTAGCCAAGTTAATAGGCGTTTCTTCTCCAAATAAGCTTTCTTTTTCTTCTTCTTCCTTTGTTTCTTCTCCTTCCTTTGCTTCTTCTCTCTTTTTCTTTTTCTTTTCTTCTCCTGAGATAGGCTTTTCTTTCTTTAGTTTATTTACAATTCTACTAATTAAATTGTGTGCTTCATCAATAACTACAACAGCATTATCAAAAATATTTATTTTAAAATTAGATGTCATTTCGGCTAATTTTTTGGCACGCAAACCATTATAATTAATAAACATGTATTTTTGTCTAATCATTTCGTTTAACTGTTCTTCTAATACTTTTCTGTCTGTATCATTGAGTGTATCGTAATTAGATGGTTTTTTTATATTTATAAAAAAGGCTCCGCGATGTTTGCGAATATATTCTTGTGGTAAATTTAATAAAACAGAAATTGTTTTTAATGCATCTGGATTATCTACCGTAGAAATCCATTCCCAGTATTGATTTCTTTTATAAAGCAAGTCGCCGGCCTTTTTAAGCTCTTCAATATAATTTGCGCGTAAAGATGCAGGGGTCATGATGATAACTCGTTTGGAATCTTTCATACCCTCGGCGATTGCAATGGATGTGGCAGTATTATGTGTTACAGTAAAATCACCCATTACATATCTACAGTTTTCATCTATCATAAACCCATAATATTCATCTTCGTTTACGTATTTTACTTCAATTCCAGTTACCAAAGCATCTTTAATTTGTTTTCTTGGCTGTGCTTTTTTTCTTGGTATTTGTGTAGGTATTTCTTCAATGCCGGCACCATTTATGCAAATTCTAAACGCGGAACCATATTTTTTTTCACTTTGATATGTCCATGATGTTTCTTTTATTGATTTATAACATGAAAATCCCAAGCTTCTAGCCAAATAAATAACATCATCCATCAATTGTTCATTTTTTTGTGTAAATTCAAATGATGCCTTTGATAAATTTCCATCACTATCTAATAAGCCAGCCAACAATTTTAATCTATTCTCTCTAGAATTGCATTTATAAATGAAAGGAATGTGTTTGTTATTGATCATATTTAAATTTTTTAAGGTATTCAAAAATACATTGTTATAATATTTACCATTTCCAGTAATTCCATAAGTATATTTATTTCTATGTGATAAGAACAAGTTATATTTTGGCAGATTTTTTGCAAAATAATATAAAACAGTAGAATCTTGACTAGTTATTTCTGATGTATAACTGGTTCCATCACCTAACCAATATCCAATCATATATGGATCTATAGGAACATCTTTTTCCGGAAAATGTATTGGAACTTTGTATCCCTTTAACAACCCTCTGTTCTTTTCTGATAATTTTATATAATCCTTTACTGCAATCTCAATAACATTATCGTTTGTTGCAGGTTGTTCTAATATTTGTTGAAAAAACCTTTCGGCTTCTTCTTTCATTTGCTCTTCATTATCTTTTGATTTATGAAAAGTAAATGTTTTTGATTGAAAATCATTGTTTTCTATCCATTGCACATTATAATTAGTATTTGATTTATGAGTATTATGAATTAATTTTGGAAAGCCTGAAGCGCGAAGACAAAGAATATGTTCTTGATTAACTGTATAACTTTCTCCTTTTACAGGAACGACTTGGTACATTTTATCTTTTCCTCTTGCTAAAGAGAGAACTTTACGTGGTTTGGAATCATCGCCCATTAATAAATCACCTTCAAGAATATCTTGAACAAGTTTAATCGTACCATCTGACATCATAATAGGAGTATTTTTTGCGTGACATTTTCCCGATCCCAATCCGTGGTACAAAAGTAATCCGCGATAAGGCGTAAATATGTTCATATAGTCACGAACAATTTTTTGATGTGTTAATAGAGAGAAATTTGTGGAAGTCTTTCCAATGGTATCACAAGAAATACTATCTTTATTTTCTGCAATTTCATCACGATAACGACTAAACAATGAATTAATAAAATCAACAAATTTCTCTCTATTGTTCATAAAATAAGAAGACGCTTTGATTAAAACTTGATCTCTCTTTTTAGGAACACGTTTACGCAAGTCTGTGTCACCAAATTGGACTAGAGTTTCAGGACCGAGTATAGCAACACCTTTTTCAGGTTTTTCGGTTATTCTTGTTTTCTTTTTTGGTACTTTAATAGGTATCACCTCTTTTTCTTTTTGTTGTTCTAGTTCTTCTTGTAATCCAGGCTCTTCTGGTTCTTTTGGTAGTGGTGTTGGTTCTTGAAAGGCAACCATCTTCTTTTTAACAGGCATAACAATTTGTCCTTCAGAACTATCCGAGTCTTCATCTGCATTCAAAATTAAAGGCTTATTAATAACTAATTTCTTTGCTTTACTAGATGAAGGAGGTAAGGGTACAGGTTCGGAAGCCTTTTTCTCTTCTGAAATTTTCAAGACAGGTTGAATTGTTACTTTAAGTTTTTTATTTTCTGCTAATTTTTGAAGAAGTGCATTGCGATCAAATCCTCTTTCAGTTTCATCCACAATTAAAGGGGCCGTCTTTTTAGTTGCTGCTTGTTCTTGAAGTTCCATTTTATAAAGTGCGCCTTCTTCTTCCTCTTCTTCGCTTACTTCGCCTTCTTCCAACTCTTTTGCTTTTTTTGGAGCCTTTTTACTACTATCTTGAGGTTTATAATGCCTTTTAACTCCTTTAATTACAACGGCTACTCGTTCTCTCTCTTCAACATTTGGTTTTATCATTAATCTTTCTTTTAATGCAGCTAAAGGATTCATAGGATTCATTACTTATATAATTTAAATATATAAATTTTTCTAATTTGATGTATTCA